AATTAAAAGGGGGTTTAAGAAAGAACGAACACCATGAAGGAATCTGATTACGGTCGAGTAATAAAGCGATGGCGGAAAGACATTCTTTTGTTTGTAGACGAAGCGATATTAGAGCCATACAACAAGGAAAAGAGGACCCATTTTTCGATAACCACCCAACAAAAGGAGGGGTTGAAGGCTTTTGAAAAACTGGTAGCTGACAAAAGGGCTGGGAAAGCCAAGGAAAAGCTTGGTATATCCATAATGAGTGGCAAGGGGACAGGCAAAGATGCTATGACGGTATGGGTAATGTTGTGGTTTATGGTTTGTTTTCCTTTCCCGAAGGTTCCCTGTGTAAGTGTAAGTGCTGATCAATTAAATAAGGTTTTGTGGGCAGAGATTGCGAAATGGTTAAACCCTTCACTTATTAACGATTGGTTTGTTTTACAGAATGACAAGCTTTTCTTAAAAAAAGTGCCCAGTGAAATTGTAGGAAAGCGGTGGTTTGCATTTACCAAGGCAGCGAATCCCAAAAGTTCATCTGAGGAACAGGTTGAGACCCTTGCTGGAATCCACGAAGACTATTTATTGGAAATAATTGATGAAGGTTCTGGTATTTTGGCCCCGGTTTACAATGTTTTGGAGGGAAATTTAACCGGTTATTGCAATTTAATGTTATTGATATTTAATCCCACTCGTTCCAAGGGATACGCGGTAGACACCCAATACAGAAGTAGTGAATACTGGGTTACGTTACGGTGGAATGCGGAAGAGTCTGAAAATGTTAAAAAAGCTACCATTGAAAGACTTGAAAAAAGTTATGGTCGGGACTCCAACCCATATCGGATTAAGGTATTGGGGTTGCCCCCCCTAACTGACGAACAAACCTTAATTCCCTGGGACTGGATTGAAGAAGCCATTGAACGAGAGCAGATCCCGTTAAAAAACGACAAGATTATAAAAGGTGTTGATTGTGGTGGTGGTGGTGACAAGTCGATTATTGCTACAAGAAAAGGGATGAAGGTTTATCCGTTTAAACGAAATAATTCCGGTGATTCGGCAGTTTTAAGGAACTGGATTGCCAATGATATTGAAGCTGATCAACCGGACCATGTAAGGATTGATACGATTGGGTTGGGGTGGCACATTGAGGGTGATTTGCGGGACCGGAAGGGATCTATCATTGAAGCCGCTCCGAGTACCAGGTCAGCCGATGATTCTGAGCGATTTTTAAATAAAAGGGCTGAGATGTATTGGGGATTAAGAGATGCGTTTGAAAAGGGATTAATTGATCTTCCAGACACTCCGGATATAAGGGAAGATGGTGGATTGGCAGATCAGTTGGGGGCCATTAAATACGAACCGGACAGAAAAGGACGAACGAAAATTATAGATAAAAAAATCATTAAAAAAGAAATAGGGCGTTCTCCGGATGAGGCGGATGCCCTGGCCCTTACTTTTTTTTATAAAGACTCTTTAACAAGCAAGGTTGTCCGGATAAATAAATATTTAAACCCTTGTCTTGGCAACTCAAACACAGCATGGATGAGAGCATAAAATGACAGATGATGATATTTTAAAGGTTTCAAAGGAAAGGTTTCAAACCATCCAGACTGCCGAAGCCGAAAACAGGACAGCTTCTCTTGAAAGCCTGAAGTTTGCATATAATGTAGAAGAGGGACAATGGGACGCAAATGACAGGAAAGAACGAGAACAAGAAGAGCGGCCATGTCTCTCTGCAAACAAACTCCGAAAATTTATATCCCAGGTTGCAAACCGGGAACGGGAAAACCGTATTGCGATGAATGTTGTCCCCGTTGATGATAAAAGTGATATTCCTCGTGCTAAAATTCTTGGGGGTCTAATTAGAAATATTGAATATCAATCATCCGCAGATGAGATTTATGCCCAGGCGGGAGAACAGGCAATCGGTGGTGGGGTTGGATATTGGCGGATATTGACCGATTATGCCGACGATAGTTTTGATCAGGAGATTCGGATGGAAATTATTGACAATCCTTTTTCTGTTTATTTTGATCCCAAGGAAAAGTTTTGTTTTGTCCGGGAGGCAATGACAAAAAAAGAATTTAAAGTACAATACCCAGACGCCATTCCTCATGATTTTGATTTAAGCAGTCTGGGTGAAGAGTATTCATTGTGGTATGAAAAAGAAAAGGTTTTTATTGCCGAATATTTTCAAAAAGAGCCCATAGTAAAGGAAATTGCTCAAATAAGAGACGGTATAACGGGCGAATTAGCCGTTTATGAACTTTCAGAGACCGTAACCATAGACGTATTGATGAGTCAAGGCATCGAGGTTCTGAAAACTCGAAAAGTTAAAACCGATAAAATCGTATGGTATAAACTGACTGGGCATGAAGTTCTTGAAAAACAAGATTGGGCTGGGAAATATATTCCGATAGTTCCGGTTTTGGGGGACAGGGTAAATGTGGCGGGGAAAATATATAAAAGAAGCCTCATAGTAGACGCAATGGACCCGCAAAAAATGTACAATTATTGGCTTACTTCAATGACAGAAAAAGTTGCACTTGTGCCAAAGGCTCCGTATATTGTTACCCCTCAAGAAATTCAAGGACACGAGGCGATGTGGGATGAAGCAAATAGAAAAAACCTCCCCTATCTTCTTGCCAGAACAAACAGGGAAATAAGAAGACAACAACCCATCCAGGTTGATACTGGCGCAATGGCAATGTTGAATATTGCCAACAATGACATTAAGGATATTATCGGGATGTATGAGCCTGCCCTTGGAGCACAAAGCAATGAAAGATCTGGACGGGCTATTTTTGCAAAACAAAAACAAAGCGATCTTGGCACTTTTTTGTTCCCCGACAATTTAAGGAGGGCGCTTATAAAAAGCGGTCGGATTTTAATCGACCTGATCCCACGTATTTATGACACTGAAAGAATCGAAAGAATTAGGAGTTATGAAGGGAAAGAAGAATTTGTCGATATTAATAAAACAATAATTAATGAGGAAACGGGCGAAACGGTTATTGTAAATGATTTATCTCAAGGGAAATATGATGTTCAAGCGGACATCCGATTATATTCAACCAGAAGGCAAGAAACTGTTGACTTAATCAGAGATGCGATGCAATATGCTCCGCAGATAGCCCCGCTGCTTGTGCCATTATTGTTTAAATATGTGGATGCTCCCGGGGCTGAAGAAATTCTTGAAGAAATTAAACAGGCTACCCCGGCATTAATGGGAGAAGGCGCAGTTTAAAAAAATGGAAATGTTTTTTGCCTTAATAAAAAGTCTTGTTTTAAAAAAGTTTTATGGGGACTTGCTTATAAAATTTGAATGTGGTAATATTGTTCATATTAAAAAAACAGAATCAATTAAACTATCCGAAAAACGGGGGTAAATATGGGAAGAAAAACGTGGCTATTTTTTCTGGGGATATCAACAATCATTATATCAATTATATCAACAGAAATAGTGGAATGGAGCGAACCACTTGCTTTTATTTATGGGGCAGGATTTACCATAATAATACTTTGGTGTTTATGGGCTAACAAGGAAATTAATAATTAAATAGTTTTCGCTATTGAAAAAATCAAGGCGAATTGACCGAATTATCGGTTGGTTCGCCTTTTTTTATTGTCAAAATCGTCCACAAAGGACGCAACCACCTGCTTTGCAGGGCACAACAACACCTTTTAGGGGGGCAAGCTAATGGCAGAAGAAATAAACGTGTTTTCGGAAGAAGAGACAACTGATTATTCGGCGAAATTAACGGAATTAGGGAAAACCGAAGAAGAAGTAAGCGACATAATAAAAGCTGCTGAATCAAAAGAAGGGATTGAAGAGACTATTACCTCTTTAACTCCAGCGGAACCAGCAGAGACAATAGAACAGTTGGAACCTTTAAGCGGTCCGGAACCCGGGGAACCAAAAAATACAAAAAACGTTCAGGCAAGGATTGATAAAATTACCCGGGAAAAATATGACGAAAGAAGAAGAGGCGATGCTCTTGAAAAAAGACTGGCTGTTATTGAAGGAAAAATTGGGACCAACCAAAGGCCAGTTAGACCGAACATTAAAAGCTATGTAGTTGAAGGGGAGGAAATGGATTATCAGGCTTATGATTCTGCAATGACGGAATATGAAGATGGCCTGTTTACCTGGAAAGAAACCCAGGGCGAGACCAAACGCAGAACAACCGATGCAGAGACTGCAAGAGAAAGTATGATGGACACTTTTTCAAAACAGACCGATGCAATACGGGCGAAGCATTCTGATTATGATGAAGTAGTAAACCGTCCTGTTTTTACTCCGGAAATGCAGGATGCAATTTTTGAAAGCGAACACGGAGCGGAAATTGCCTATCATCTTGGCAAAAACGGAAGAGAGGCAACGAAAATAGCCAATCTTTCGCCATCACAAATGAATAGAGAATTTGGAAAACTTGAAGCCAGGTTTTCTGCTGTTCCATTAACTAAAAAAATTTCTAATGCGCCAAGCCCAATAAAACCAGTGGGTGGCGCTGAGACAATACAAAAAGACCCCGCAAAAATGAATGCTTCGGAATATTATGAGGCAAAAAAAGCAGGGTTAATTAAATAGGAGGTAAATTGAAATGGCTCATACATTTATAACCAGTTCGATTATTCTTGCGGAGGCATTAGACCTTTTTAAGAATAATCTTCGTATGGGAAATCTTGTTTTTAAAGATTATGCGAAAGAATTTAAGGGGACTCCCAAAATAGGGGAATCATTTCAAATCCCAAATCCCTGGAGATTTGAGGTTCAGGATGGCCCGGTTATTGATCTCGTTGATTTAACAGAGACGTCTGTAACTATGACCATCACCGCCCACAAGGTTATCCCTATAGACATTACCGTTAGGGACAAAACCATGAAGGTCGATAAAAAAAAAAAAAAATACCTTGAAGACTCAATGATTAAACTCGCAAATCAGGTTGATATGGATTT